ATGTGCCTGATGTTCCAGAAGAACCGGAACTACCTGATGTTCCAGAAGAACCAGAACTACCTGATGTGCCTGATGTTCCAGAAGAACCAGAAGGTCCACTATATCCAGATTTACCACTATATCCACTATATCCAGATTTACCACTATATCCACTATATCCAGAAACACCTGATGTTCCAGATGAACCAGAACTACCTGATGTGCCAGAAGAACCGGAACTACCTGATGTGCCTGATGTTCCAGAAGAACCGGAACTACCTGATGTTCCAGAAGAACCAGAACTACCTGATGTGCCTGATGTTCCAGAAGAACCAGAAGGTCCACTATATCCAGATTTACCACTATATCCACTGTATCCAGATTTACCACTATATCCACTATATCCAGAAACACCCGATGTTCCACTTGTTCCTGAAGTGCCAGAAGTGCCTGATGAACCAGAGCTGCCTGATGTTCCACTTGTTCCACTTGAACCTGGTTTACCAGCTATACTTAGAGTCCATGAATTATATGTTCCAGAACCAACAACAAGATCAGAATTAAATACTAATGTTGTTCCCGAATAACTTGTTACTTCACCTTCCATATATTTTGAAACAGTATTAGAAAGGCGAACTCTTGATCCAACGACATAAGATAATTCAGATTGTGTAGTTATTGTTCTACTTCCAAGAACTAAATCAATATTTGTTGATGATGTTCCATTATATCCTTTTCCAGAAGATCCAGATGTTCCAGAACTGCCACTTGTACCGCTTGTTCCAGAGCTACCTGAACTACCCGATGTTCCAGAACTACCACTTGTTCCACTTGATCCCGATGAACCAGATGTTCCTGAATAACCAGAGCTTCCTGATGTGCCTGATGAACCAGATGTTCCTGATGTCCCAGCAGCACCAGATAATAAATTCCAATATATTTCCCAATTAACACCCGTTCCTGGTTCATCAGAAGATGAAGATGTATGTGTTTGAAGAGCACAATATACTAATCCATTATTTGTTACAACATCACCAGAAAGATATAATGTTGATATTGTCCATGGCCCTTTTTGTGTTAAACTAGTTCCACTTGTTCCAGAACTACCACTTGTTCCAGATGAACCAGAACTACCTGATGTTCCAGAGCTACCACTTGAACCAGATGTTCCTGATGAACCAGAGCTACCTGATGTGCCTGATGTTCCAGAAGAACCAGATGTACCTGACGTTCCAGATGTACCTGACGTTCCAGATGTACCTGACGTTCCAGAAGAACCAGATGTTCCTGAAGTGCCTGAAGAACCAGATGTTCCACTTGAACCACTAGTTCCACTTGTTCCAGAACTACCACTTGTTCCAGAACTACCACTTGTTCCAGAACTACCACTTGAACCAGATGAACCAGAGCTGCCAGATGTTCCAGAAGAACCAGAACTACCATTTGTTCCAGATGAACCAGAACTACCACTTGTTCCACTTGTTCCTGAAGTACCTGAAGTGCCAGATGTTCCACTTGAACCACTAGTTCCACTTGTTCCAGAACTACCACTTGTTCCAGAACTACCACTTGAACCAGAACTACCGCTTGAACCAGATGAACCAGAGCTGCCAGATGTTCCAGAAGAACCAGAACTACCACTTGTTCCAGAACTACCACTTGAACCAGAACTACCACTTGAACCAGATGAACCAGAACTACCACTTGTTCCAGAACTACCACTTGAACCAGATGAACCAGAGCTGCCAGATGTTCCAGAAGAACCAGAACTACCACTTGTTCCAGATGAACCAGAACTACCACTTGTTCCACTTGTTCCTGAAGTGCCCGAAGTGCCTGATGTTCCAGAACTACCACTTGTTCCAGAACTACCACTTGTTCCAGATGAACCAGAACTACCACTTGTTCCAGATGAACCAGAGCTGCCTGATGTTCCAGATGAACCAGAACTACCTGATGTTCCACTTGATCCTGATGAACCAGAACTACCACTTGTTCCACTTGATCCTGATGAACCAGATGTGCCAGAAGAACCACTTGAACCAGATGTGCCAGAACTTCCCGATGTTCCAGAAGAACCAGCAGCTATTTTCCATTCAGAACCAGTATATCTAAAAATCTGTTTTTCAGTACTATTATAATAAACATCACCCTCAACAGCACTACCTGGGTTTGATGGATAAACTGGAAGGTTAATTCGTTCACTAACATTTAATATATCAGTAGTTATTGTACCAGTATTTTCAATGCCATATTGTTTCATAAAATAGGCTCCAATAATTATTCACTATATATTTATGTAAATATAGCACAATTATTTTGAACACTTTACAATATTATTTTATTAACAATATGTTCTGGTTCAACAAATGATTCTATATTTGGAGGTACACTATCCCAAAAATTAAATTGATCAGCTCTTAAATATTTTCGATCTTTCAAGATATTTATATTATTTTCATCACCAAAAATTAAAGGATCAGATAATCCAAATATAACAATACCTTTTTTTCCAACTATTGATGCTAAATGATGAAAAAAATTATCAACAGAAATCCAAATATCACACCCTTTTATTAATGTTTTTAATACTTCTAATGGTAAATCACGCAAAAAACAATCACAACCTAAATCTTCTTCATCTGTAACACCAACTTGTAATATATATTGTTGCGGATATTTATTTTTAATCAGGTTTATCAACTGTTTCCAATATGGATAATTTTTTGGATTGGGTTGATTTGAAAATGTTGGTTTACTAAAAGGGCTAATAATAATCATATACCATCAACTCCATACATTTTAGAATATGCATCTTTTATTGGTCCTTTCCAATTTATACGATCCATATATTCATATATATTTTGTTTTCTCCACTCTTCCATACCAAATCTTTCTTGGGCTTCTCCAATACTTATTTGTTCAATTCCTTCTCTTTCAAAAACTTCAGGATAACAAGTTGCTAATATAATCTTTTTATCCGAATATTTATCTTTTATTTTCGGTAAAATCTTTAAAAATTCAAGATGATCACCTATACCACTGTCTAATATAAAAACATAAACATCTTTATTTTTATTTTCCATCCATTCATTAAATATTTTATCATCATGTAACCAATATTCTTCATTAGTATAAACCCTTATTCCACCTTTTTCATACTGTTGAAGATGCCATGTTATTACATCACCAACAACTACAAGTTTCCAACCATTAATAAACATTGTATGTGTAAATATGGTTTCTTCCCTATGCCCAACTGGGCTTAAATTCATTGGATAACCATGTGATGCCGCTTCTTTTTTAAATAAGAATGTGTTGTGTAAATGCTCAACAAATCTATATCCATCAAATTCTGTCCATTGTAAATTTGGTTTCTCAAGTTCTTCAATTTTTTTACCAGCATCTAATTCTTTTTCCCATCTATTCCAAACAAGGCTACTGCTTCCCACAGCACCTATTTTTTCATCTATCATCATTACATCAATAAGTCGTTCAAGAACATTTGGCATTGGATAATTATCATCATCTATACGCCAAATAATATCATTAGCAGATTCATATAACATTTTTTGATGATTAGCGACTTGACCAATTCGTTTACCAGGTATTATCCTATATTTTATCTTCATTCGTTCTAATATTCCAAATAAATGTGAAAAAACTTGATCATTTATAAGGTTTCTTGGATTATCACTATCATCAAATAAAATAAACTCATCTACTTTATATGTTTGTGATATAATACCCATTATAGCCATTGGTAATGTAGTATCGTACCTATCTTTTGTTGAAATATAAGCACTTACTTTTGGATATTCTTTAATTTTTTCTAATGATAATAATGGTTTTATATCTGGATTATCAACTTTAATAATTCCTATACCCATAGAATTATTAGACCCCATTGAATATTCATTATTATCAACAAATTCATAATATGGGTAACATTTTTTTAACTGGTTCCATAATATTGAAACATATGCGTTTATATCTCTATGCTCTTTACAATCAAGAATATCATGGAAAGCTATGTAACCACCTGGCTTTAAGCAGCTCATATATTCAAGGAAGTCTTGTTTAACGCCCTCATATGAATGATCCCCATCTATAAATATTAAATCTACTTTACCCACTTTTGATTTAATATTATCAATAAATTCTCTTGAATGGCTATTACCATGAAATTCAACAATTTTATTTTGATAAGGAGTTCCAACATATGTTTTACCAAAATAATCTTTAATATTATTTCTATGAAAATCACCACTTGTAAATGTTTCAGTATGATTATCAATATCAATAGTATAAACAATATTATTAGCCATATGTGCTAACAAATATGTAAACCCACCTTTGTAAGTTCCAATCTCTAAAACATTGTCAATTTTATAATTCTTCAAAAATTCCTGAAACATTATTATTTCATATTTCTTCTGTGCCATTGGCCAATCTGGAATGAATATTTCTCGATTTACAGAATGTTTTTTAATTAACAATTGCTTATTTTTTTCAAAATCTTCTCTTGAAATCCAGTTAAAATGATTCTCAATGTGATATATTGGAAAATCTCCCCTCATAAAATCTTTGTCTTTTACTAATTCAGAATTTCGAGGAACTTGAATCATTTTCCATCCATGATCTTCAGCTCTAATACAAAAATCAACATCTTCATAGCACCCCGGATAAAATTGTTCATCAATTAAACCAATATCATCAAAAACTTTCTTTTTAATAGCTACACAGAAAAACAACATATTATCTCTTTCTACATCCTTACAAAATAATTTTAAAGGGCCTGTTATACCAACATGATCATCTTCTTTAAAAGGCTCGATCAATGTTTGTAGCCATGTATTACCAAGTATTACAGCATCTTGATTAATAATAACAATAATGTCACCCATTGAATTTAAAATTCCAGTATTAACAGCTTTTGGAAATCCAAGAGGATCATCATACCACAGATACCTAAAATACATATTATTATTTTGTAAATATTGTTTAACTGTATCAGTACAACCATTAGCAACAATAATCAATTCTATTTTTATTAAATATGTAGTATTATTTAAAATACTATCAACACATTTTTTTAAATTTTCATAACAATCACCATATGCTGGTATAATAATAGATACATCTTTCATACAATACCTCTTTTTTAATATTTCAGTATCAGATTTTAATATTTTATCCCATTCATCTTGACCATAAAAATCATGAACTGTTCCTTCTGCTTTATGATATATTGGAAAATCTCCAGTAAAATGATCACCATCAGTTAAAAAATCATTTGGAACTTGACATATTCTATATCCTAATTTTTTTAATTTTAAACAATAATCAATATCAATAGCACATTTTAATTCTTCATCAAAATATCCAACCTCTTCAATAATTCTTTTTGGTATTGCTGCACAAAAAAATATGATAAATCCATATAATCTATCTTCTTCACATAAAGGCAATACATTGTTTCCTAAAATTGGTATTATCTTACAAGGCCCTGTCATAGCAATTAACGGATCTTTTTCAAATGGATCCAATAACATATTAACCCACATATCAGTTGGTGATGATGGTATTAAAACATCATCATTTAATAATATTATATATTCACCAGATGAATTTTTTAATCCAATATTTAAAGCAGGAACCGGTCCAAGAGGATTATCATACCAAACACATTTTATCGGTAATTTTTGTTCTTGCCAATTCTTAATAATATCTATTAGAGATATATCAGCTCCATTTGCAACAATTATAACTTCTTTATCATTAAGATTAGTATTTTCAATTATTGATTCAACACATGGAACAACTAGTTCTTTAGTTATTGTTGGTATTATTATACTTGTTTTCACCATATATCACCTTTTCATATTTTTGTGTTTCACCACGAATACCGCGATTTAATATAAATGTTTTAAATTCAATTTCAAGTTTTCTAAATTCTTCACGAGATAACCATTCTGTATCAATAACACAACCACCTAAAGTATTTTTAGACACTTGATAATATTGAGAAAAATCATAAGATATATTAGTTATTCCATATCTTTTTGGATATATAAATGGTTTAGTACCTGGATATGGTATAAAGTTTGAAACAAACACTTGATCTGGATTGGAAAATTCAATGAATTGCTTTGTTTCTTCTAATGTTTCAGCTGTTTCACCGGGAAAACCTATTATAATGAATATTCTTGAATTTATATTATATTTTTTAGCCCATTGAATAACATTATAATTATCTTTAACTTTTACTTGTTTATTCATTCTATCAAGAATATATTGAGAACCAGATTCTATTCCCCATGAAACTTGTTCACATCCATAATCAGATAACATTTTATATGTTTCTTCAGTATCATATCCAGCTCGACCCATGCATCTAAACTTTATATCCAATGTTGATAACAACTTCAAAATCTTGTAAAGTCTTTTCGGGTTTAATGTAAATATATCATCTTGAAAGTTAATACTCTTTATACCATACTCATTTACAAGTTTTTTTATATGTGAATATACTGTTTCTGGTGATGCCATTTTAACATGTTTATTTAAATCATGTATATTAGCTAATCCACAGAAAACACAATTAAATGGACACCCCCTTGAAGTTAAATATGGTACTGAAATTCTGTTAAATATTACACGATTATACGATTCTAATGATACATTATTATAATCTGGAAAAATAAATAAATCATCAATATTATTATTTAATACTATTTTATTAGTATTTTTACCAGTAATAATATCAATCAATGCTTGTTCACCATATCCTTTAACAATATGATCAGAATAATAAAAATGTTCAGGCATTGCGGTGGCATGTGCACCACCAATGATAACCTTTGATTTATCATTGGTTTCTTTACATTTTTTAAAGATGTCTCTGATTAAATCTAAAGATGTAATATATGATGTTATTCCATAAAAATCAGCTTTTGGAATTTTTAAATTTTTACCGCCGGAAAGATCAATAATTTCAACATCATATATACCAAACTTTTTTAAATGTGACGATAAATATAATAATCCCAATGGTGGGTCCAATCTATCATCGGTTGTATTTGAATGATATGGATGTATTAAAACAATTTTCATAATATCTTACATTAATTATTTTCCTAATTCTAATATCTTTAGCAGTCTATTATTTTTATCAATATATCCAATATATAAACCACTTTCTTTTATTAAAATATTAACATCTCTTATTAGTGATGAATAATATCCAGCTTTTTTCATTATTTCTGAAACACGATCTGATCTGCCTTCTAAGTATGAATATTCAAGATCGTTAATTTCATTAATTTCTTTAAGAAGTTTATCAATATTTTCTTTTATTGTTGCTGAATATCTTTTTTGTGGATTAATAGATAAATTAGCTCTTTTAATAAATTCTCTATTCATTAAAACAGGAGTACTCATATTTCCCCTATTAGCTAATGTAAATGGAACATCTTTATATGTTACACCGCCAAATGTAACATCAAGTTTTATAATGGGTCTTTCATCATATTTATCAAAAATCCCTCTTATCTTGACTTTTTTGTTGCCAATATATGGATGTGAATATTCTTTTCCATTGTATGTCCAAAATGCTTTACCATCTTTTATTTCTACTTTATCAGTATGTATAACACAATAACTACCATTACCAGTATCCATTTTGGCTTTTAAATTACCAAATCCTTCAATAGTAATAGTTTCAATATATCCAATTTCTCTTGTTTGTTTTACCCATTTGTTTCTATCTGTAATATAATCAAGAACCTTTCCAACTATATCTTTACCTGTTATTTTTTCTATGCCTTCAGTTCCCGGTGAACTATTAACTTCAATTACATAGTTCTGTTTTCCAGATTGGATAATATCAACACCAGTCCATATACCACCTACTGCTTTAGATGCGAGAATAGCCATTTCTTTTTGTTCATCTGTAAGTTTTATCTTTTCAATCTCAGAACCCAAGCTATAATTGCTTCTAAAATCCCCAGATATTCTAAGTCGTTTCATTGCTCCAATGACTTTACCGCCAAGAACATGAACACGAATATCACCATCAGAACCAATGTATTCTTGCATTAATATTTCTGTTGATGGGTTCATTTTCCATATAGCTTGAAGTGTTGATTTTAGGCTTTCTATTGATTCTGCTTTAAATACACCAATACCTTTTGATCCAGATATTGTTTTCATTACAACTGGAAAACGACCACCAACTTTATCTATTGCTATATCCAACATTTCTTGATCTGCTACAAGAGCTGTTTTTGGACATTGAACACCAGCATCATTTAATAATAATATTGTTCTATACTTATCATTGCATTTTTCAATACAATCTCTTGAATTTATTACATAAATATCCCTTTTTTCTATTTGAGACAATGTATCAAGGCTGAATTGTAAATTGGCTACTGATTTTCTTGTAAGAACAACAGTATTTTCTTTATTTAATTCAAATCCTTTTTCATCACCAGAATTATATATAAACCACTTATCTTCATCTTCTTTTTTAGCAATATAACAACTATCTGAATAAGCAACGAAATATTTTATTCCTCTTTCTTTGCATTTTTCTACAAACTTACCAGCTGTTTTATATAGATTATTAGGATGATGTAAATCTTTTTTGCCTGTCAATATAACAAGACGAACACCTTTATTATTGGCTTCTTTACCTTCAGATAGCAAAAAATCAGTTATTCTAAACATTGATATTCCTCATTAGTCGTTGTAAGCACTATTAATATTTTGATCTTCTAAATCTTTTATATTATCATCAATAAGTGGTAACATTGTTCCATCCTTATCATAATAATATTGATTAAAGCTTAAATATGGTGTTTTACCTTTTGAAATCATTGATAAAATGGTTCTTGCTGTTTCATCTATATCACCATCAAAATAATTTCTAAGTTTTTTCTTTAAATCAAAAGATGTTATAAAGGAAACAATATCATGATTTTTACTATCAAAATTTTCAACATATACAAATTCATTTTTACCAACTGATTCATTCAAATATTCATCTATCTTTTTTTCAATATTCATATTGTTCCCTCCCAGTAACCAAATACTTCTGCGCCTGGATTCCATCGTAGTTCATCGGTAAATGAAGCAAATCTAAACTTTCCTGATAATGATGCGTCCCAAATAATATCTTTACCATTGTTATTTGGATCAAGGTATCCACGTCTTTGTGGTCCCCATCCACCACCCAACTGAAAGTATTTATCTTTTTTATAATGTATATTCATTGAAATATATGGTATGGGTATATATTTTTTTAACGATATAGCAATCTGAAACATGAATACGGCATTAGGATATTTTGTACACCAGTCATTCCAAAATAATATATCATATTGTTTATCTTTAATAGTAAATGTCCATCCTTTATTACCAACATCAACTTTATGATATGTACCGGCTACTTCTGGAGGTGAATTAAAACCAAGATATTCACTAATATCCCTAAAATACTCTAAAATTCTACTTGGACTATATGGTATATATCCTAGTCTTAACATTAAAAGACTTTTAGGCTTGACATTTTTAAATACAAATGGAAAACAGTTATCTCTTAATACTTCAGCTGGATTTCTAACAAAATCTTCTAAATTAACCGATTTTCCATAGATATATGTATCAAACCATTTCCATTTACGAAGAAATGAAATAGTTTTAATAAACCATTGTTGTTCCCAAAGATTTTTCATCATTTATCACCAGATATTAATTCCTTATCTTTCATTTCTTTTGCTACTTCATAAAATATATCTTTTAAATATTTTTTATTAGCATCGGGTATCATTGATAATTGAATATTACTGATAGATTTATGCCCTCCAGATTGCGCTTTAACAATATCCCATGCGGTAACAGTTACTTTATCAAGTAAATCTTTTTGTTTCTGACTTAAAAATTTATATTCTTTACTTGACACACTATCCAATATTTCAGACCATTTTTCACTTCCAAGACCTTTAGCTGTATTCTTAAATAATGACATAAAATCTCTAAATGTAAACCCCATAATATTTTCTTTAGAACCACGTTCTGAAAGTTTTTTTATTTCACCCAATGTTATTACATCAGATAGCATCTTTGATTTAAATTTTTTTAATACATCAGCACAAAGTTCACCAAGATGAACAGGAACATCTCCTTTTATAAACGGATTTTTAGACACCTGAACCATACCCATCGGCCATGCTATAACCATAAATTGAGCACTGGGCCAAGTTTTAAAAGGTGTATATCTATCATAAGCATACATCATACTTCCACCACCATATTGAACAATAGTATTACCCAACATTATTGATTCACCATTTTTAAGACTTTTTACATCAGACAGTTTTCCTTCTTTAGCTTTGTTTTTTTGATTTTCTGTATAATCTCTCATACTTACTTCATATTCTTTAGGGGTTCTATAACCTTTTTCTTTAACAAGTCTTAGAATAACATTATATATTGATTTTAAACTTGGATTAGATTGTAAAACAAGTTCTTTAAGGAACCCAGGTTTATTTTTATATACCAATGTTAATTTATTAGTAACAAGACCCATAGCCTGTTTATTTTTAGAAATATCAACTGTTTTATCCATAGTAAACACAGAGCGCATAATATCTTCTGGTTTCAATCCAGTTCCAGCAAACGCTGCAGAATCAACCATTGATATTATTTTTAAATCTTCAGGTGGAAACAGCTCTGATGGTGAAATAACACTTGAAATATAATCAGCATTTGAAGGAGTATGAACGAATGCTAAGCTCATATCTTTTGATGCTCCAGAATGCTCAACATCATGATGATCAGTCCATAGATGCATCATAGGTTTTGAATGGGCGAAATCAACCATAGCAAACAAAATACCTTTACCTCTCATTGGTTTGGGTATTTGATATTCCATATCACCATATTGAATCATCTGAGCATCAATAGTTTTTATACCATATCTTGAAAGATATTCTTTTAAACCAATAGCAGATGTAACACCATCAAGGTCTTGATGAAAATATATTACTGCTTTATCAAAATATTTTGCTATTTTAGTAATATTTCGCATACCAGATTCCATCAGAATTGATGATCTTAAAACTTCCTCAATTTTTTCTAAAATATACATTAGTACCCCCTCTAATTATTTCTTGGCTTAATATTCCTTTACGATTCTTTTTCTTAGATTTCCTTCTTACCATTCCTGTTAATCTTTTATCAAATGTTGCAATATCATCAGTCATTGTTGATGGTCCCATTGGAACACCATCTTCTTTAATACTCATAAGGAGGAATTCAAAATTATCAAGAGCTGATAATATTTTTGGCTCAGCTTTTATTTTACTTAACAACATTCTTATTTTTTGTAGTTCTTTTTGTATGAGTTCAATATCAGTATAAATCTTATTATAAGTGGCTATTTCTATACCAAATAAACTCATTAAAATATGACGAACATGAGCTGTAAGACCAATAGTTGCTCTGTCAAGTTGCATAAGAAACGCTGTTATTTCTTTTACATTAACATTTTTTAATACATCAGCCATATCTTTTTTAAGTTGTTCTTTTTGTTTTGGATTTTTTGACAAAAAATATAACGTAGCATATGTAAATAAATCAACAAGATTGGATTGTGCTTTTTCTATATAATCAAAGATCGTATCTGACCTTTTTACATTAATACCAATTTTTTCACCAATCTTTTTCAATAAATTAAAAAGATTATCAGGTATAATATGTTCATTGACAATATCATTTTTTGTCAAATACAATAAAGATGATAAATATGGAAAATTATTATCTTGAATATATTTATTTAATCGCATTATGTTTTTCTTCCTCTACATATATATATTGTTTATTTCCTTTTTCATCAATCCAATATTGTATTGTTCCTTGTTTGTTTGATGGTCCTCTTGATTCAATAATATTTTTTACAGACCTTTCCACAGTTACATTAACAATACCTAGAACTATTGCATATACTGCTGTAAATAATGCAAATCCAACAAGAACAACTGTAATCATTGTTTTTACTTTATTTTTAAGATCATCTAATGATTTTTTAAATTCATCAATCACAGTATCATATTCATCATTACTTTTTGATAAACCATTCAATAATGTTGTATATTTATTAAAAATTATATCTACTTCTTTGTTTCTTTCACGAAAATATTCCATATTTTCTTTATTTTTTGTGAATATACAATTTCTAAAATCTTCTATTTTCTTTGTTATTTCTTTATCATGTTCTGATATTTTATTTACAATATCCGTAGAAAGTTCTTCAATGTTTTCTGATAATTTACCAATATTTATAGATGTAGCACTAAGATTTTCTTTTAATGGTACAACAAACATATCAACAACACCTATTGGTATCATATCTGGTTTATTTGAACTTGCCATTTATTGCCTCTTGAGTTTTTGAATATTTGATTGTATTTTACTAATACTTTTATCTATTTTAGCAGTAATTATATCTTTTTCTTTTGACCATTCTTCTACTTCCTTAGCAATATAAGATTCCAAAAATTTTTCATTTTCTATTTTCTGTGTAATATCTCTTGCAGTTCCAATAGTACCAACAAGTTTACCATCTTTTATTATAGGTGCCTTAGTAACATCTAACCAAATATTATCACCATTAACTTTAAATGATTCTATAAAATGACAAGTTTCCATGTTCATAGCTAATATTTCAGAATCTATAACATTATCATCAACTTCATCTGTAATATCAAATATTGATTTTCCTATTATTTCATCTGCTTCTTTTTTTAATACATCTCGCATTGCTTTATTGACAAACGTGAAATTATTATGAATATCCTTTGTCCATACCATATCTGGTATAGAATCTAATATAAACTGATATTGTATTGATAAGCTTCTAAAATTTTCTTGTGTTTCAATTAAATCATTTAAAATTGTTTCATGGTCTGTATGATCAACAACAATTCCTCTAACACCAACAATATCACCTTTATTATTTTTTATAGGTGATGAATATATCAATGCTGGAAAAAATTCTTTTATATTTTTTTTGATACATAAATATTTCTTACCTTTTATTATTTCACCACCACTAAGTATTCTTTTAAAAGCTTCAACAGCAGTATCAATATAGTTTGGATGAATAAAATCTTTAAAATATATTCCATTATTAAAATCTTCACATGTAATTCCAAACATTTCATATGCTGATTTATTAAGATAAGTTATTATACCATTAGAATCCATTTCATAAACAGTTTGTGGTAATAGATTTGATAATTCTTTACACTTTTTTTCACTTTCAGCAAGTTCAAGTTCAATCTTTTTTCTTTCAGTAATATCAGTTATAACACCAACAATACCATCTATGTTACCATCTCTATCATAAAATGTTGACTTGTTAATAATAATGTTTCTTATTTCACCACCATTATTTGATTTGACAAGACCTTCATATGAATGACTGCCACCTTTGGAAAACAATATTATATCACTTTTATAATATTCATTTGCAATATCAAGTGATGATATGTCATATACTGTTTTTCCAACAATCCACTTTTTATTAATTCCAAATAAATCTTCAAACGCTTTGTTACATCCAATATATTTACCATTTTTATCTTTATAAAATATTGGATTTGGAATAGTATCTAATAATATTTCATTAAATCCCCCATATGAAATCATTTTTTAACCTCTCTAATACTTCCATCTTGTAGTACTTGATAAGCTTTTAATGTTAGAACAGGTTCATTAGGATCAATAATATTATTTACCTTCTTAATGTTTTCAATGATTTCAGAAGGTATTTTATCATATAAATCTAAGAAATCAGTACAATTTGGTAAAAAATCATCATATATATACGCTCTACGGTATATTCCTGCAGATAAATATTTTTTTACGATAATATACATTTTTCTTTCTGGTACGCTACCACGTTTTAAATTACCGGATCTTTCTATATAGAATTTATCAGGGTTTAATCCAAATTTCTTAAATGTTGATAGAAAAATATCTTTATTATCTAGATCAGCCCTAGCTGTAAGAAAAATAACTTTAGCATTATTTTCAATCATTTTCTTTAATTTTTCTATCATTTTTATTATTGGCTTTGATGTTTCATAAAAAAATTTAGCATCTGTAAATTCAGAAAAATCAAATGTTTCACCTGGTTTTAATTTGTATGAATTAAATTCTTGATTACTTAATCTTGCTACTTCTTTACCATCTTTAACTACTCTTATCATAGCATATGTTTTAAAAACTGTTTCATCAATATCAACTATTATTAGTGAACGCCCACGATTAGATTCGTTTAAATATCTAAAAAATTTCACTTCAAAAACTCCTTTTATTTTAGATTATTTTATATTATTTATATAAAGTTAATCATAAATAATATAAAACATGAGGGGGATATTATAATGCGATTTGAACAATATTTGAATGAGGGGTTTAATATACCGTCAAATCTAAAGAATATCTTAGAAAGAATAAAAAAAGAATTAAATAAATTGACTTTTTCAGAAATGGAGAAAAAAGGAGCTAAAGCATTTTATACGTTATTGAACGATAAAGATATTGTTAAAGATGAAAAAGCTTGGAATGATCTTTTAAGATCATATATAGAATTTCCCACCGGTGATAATGGAATGTTATCAAAAATGCTTAAAGATTATAATATAGATAAAGAAGAAAAAAGAGTATCAAGATCAACAAGAAATAAAGAAGCAATGACAAAATATTTTAGTATGACTTCTGAATCATTGATAAATGAAGATGCTCGTCACTGGTGGAAACTTATTAAACAAGAAGGATTTCCAACATTAGCCTTCTATCCAGCATTACAGGTGTGGCTTGAAATGGATAAATGTTTAAAAGGTGATACATTCAATACAAAGGTTATCATGTTTTATGCTGCATTATGGTTAGTTATTGTAAGTGGGAAATATGTTGCTGGTTGGATGAAATGGAAAAAAGAAAAACCAAATGAATATGAATTAGAACGTAGCATGGGTAAAGGGGGATTGATATGATTGAAAATATTATTAATAAGTATCTTTTGTCAGAATCAGTTTCTAATGATATATATAGTCAACTTGGTGGCAACAAATTTATTGCTATGACAGGTGCTAAAAATTTAATATTATCCAATAATTCATTATCTATGAGGCTTCCAAAGGCTAAAAATGGAATAAATTATGTAAAAATAATTCTTAATTCTTCTGATACTTATGATTTAGAGTTTGGAAGAGTAAATGGTTTAGATTATAAAGTAAAGAAAATCATTAAAGATGTTTATGTAAATAAATTAATTGATGTTTTTGAAGAAGAGACAGGTCTTTATACATCACTTTAATATTGGAGGAATGAAATATGCCAATACCTAATAAAGGAGAAAGCAAATCAGAATACATATCAAGATGTATTCCTTATATAATGAAAAAAGGAACTGCCAAATCTCAAGAGCAAGCAGCTGCTATATGTTATTCAATATGGGAAAAAAGAGCCAATGAATCTAAGATAGAAATGTTAATTGATAAATATCTTAATGAAGAAAATTGGTCAGCTGATGTGGTAACACATTGGGAACCACCAGAAGGATTGTTTACAAAAAGCGCTAAAGCTATTGTTATAGCATTAAAACGTGCTCCAGGTGGCCTTTCAAAAGCAATAGCTCGATTAAACTTTTATATCAATAGAGCTGGAAGTAATTTATCAGCAGAACGTAAATCTGAACTTGAAAAAGCTAAATCATTGATAAAAAAGATGAAAGGTTCTTCTGGTGATTGATATTATATAATATCTTAAAAATAAATATATGTAGCGCTTGTTCTATTCCAGTATGGCACGAGAATATAAGGGGGATTAAATATGATAAACGAAGCTAAATTTGAATGTTTGGAATGTGGTAAAAGATTCACTAAGATGTTGGGTAAAAAAACGACAGAAGTTAAATGCCCTAAATGTAAAAGTACTGATGTTGAAATTATCAAAGATAGTGTTGAATATAAGATTGAAGCTTATTTGAGAGAATCAAAAATACCAGATAACAAAGAAGATGAAGTTATAGATTATCTTAAACATGGTGATGATCCAGATGATGATTTTGATCCTGATGAGTTGGAAATGGGGATTGAAGTTGAAAAAGAACATAATGATAATCCAGATGTTGCAAAAGCAATAGCTAAAGCTCATTTATCTGAAATACCCGATTATTATACAAGATTAAAGAAAATGGAAAAAGAGGGCAAAAAAGCCAATGAATTATTAGATTTTGATGACACACCTGAATCAATATTTCAAACCATGCCAACAAAAATTCTTATGATGATTGCTAATAAAAAAATTGATCCAATAAAAATAGCTAAAGGAATACTTGCTGATAAAGGTGTTGGTAAATCTGGTAATTGGGTTGGTTTTGATAAATCTAAAGAAGTGTGGGGTATAAAATGAAGTTTGATCAGTTTATAACATCAACCAGCGTTGGCCTTCCTAATGGGGTAAGTGTTTCATATGACAAAAAAGTCTTTAAAAATATGGTTGATTTTATTATTAGTTTACAACCTGAACAGCTTAGCCAAAGTCAAACAACAAAAATTATTGATATTATTAGTTCTTTTGATATGGTTCCTGAAGGCGAAGAATATGTTGAAGAAACAACAATGATTAATTTGAATCGTAATAAAATGTTGGAATGGTATAAAAAATATAAAGAATATCTTGATATACACAAAGATATGAATAAAGGATGGAATAGATTAATATAATATGTCAAATGTTATGAAGCATAGCTTTGATCCATCAAAGCATGATATATTTGTTCCAAGAAACCCTCATAAATATATAGGTAAAGGCCCAATAATAATAAGGTCTGGATATGAAAGAACATTTAGCCAATGGTGTGATTCTAATCCTGGCATTATAGCATGGAGTTCGGAAACAGTTGAAATTCCATATTATGATCCAGTGAAAAGAAAAAATAGAAGATATTATCCAGATTATATTATCAAAACCATTGGTAAAGATCGAAAAGAAATGACTTATATTGTTGAGATAAAGCCGTATAAAGAAACATTACGGCCTGTTCTTTCAAGGAATAAATCAGAGAAAACAAGACTTTATGAAGCGGCTACTTATGCAACAAATGTTGCTAAATGGAAGGCCGCTGATATGTTTTGTAAAGTGCATGGCTGGCAATTCAAAATATTAACTGAAAAAGAACTTTATAAGTAAAAATGGAAAATGTTAAGTGGAAAAGACTTAAATATGAACAAGTAAAAGAATATATTGATGGTGTTAATGGTTATAAACTTTTATCTTTAGAATATAAAAATTGTTATAATCAAAAGTTAGAAATAAGATGTCCAAATGGACATA